AGTGAAAACCTTGATGGGAAACATATTAAATTTCAAGGCGTCCAGGTCATCCGCTTTCAGCCGGTTGTAGCTGTCCTGATCCTGGCGGATCTCCTCCACGTCGCTTTCTCCCAGCACATCCCCGGTCAGCCCATCATTGACAATCACATAGACCGGCATCTCCTCCAGCTTTGTGTCGACATCCTTGGCCTTGTCCTCAATCAGCGTGCCATTTCCATCATAGATGGCCTCCGAAAATAGGCATCTGCTATTGTCTGTCCAGTATTTTTGCAACCAGGTGCGCTGCTGGCTGGCGTCGCTGGAGTCCGCAAGGTGATGGCAAAAAATGACCTTGTCCAGCTGATCGGCGTCATCGTCATCAGCGGAATGATAAAATCCCATGGAGGGCACAAACCGGATTTTGATTTTTCCCCCGACTTTTCCATTGAGTTTTAGCGCGATCCGCTTACCGATAAAGCAGTCGCGCCCGGCATTGGTCAGCCTGGTCTGCCATCCGTTGGCCTCCAACAGCTGCCGCAGCCAGTCCTCCAGCTGAGCACACCGCTCCTTGTTCTTTTCATCGTCGCCCACCGGCTGGATCGTGATCTCCGGGGCGCGTGAAAACATGAACCGTGCTTCTTCTTTGATCAGGTGCTTGATCTGGTTGGTGCGCTTCTGGGTGGGTTTATAGTCCAACTGGTCGTTGATCTTCCAATCCTGGCCGGGGCCGTCATACACGTTATACAGTTCCAGGATCTGCTGTATATCCTGCCAAAGGCTGTTGGCGTACAAGTCGCCCAGCTCCCGCTGCAGCTCCTGTAGCAGCCAGGAGGTACCCTTTACGGTTTCCATTACACAGCCCCCCTCCCTGATCTAAAATTATTTCTCGTGGAGATCCCGCCCTCCAGCATTTCCACTATTCCAGTAGTGGCATCGGGCGCGTCATCATGGTCATTGGCCCCCACCCGCTTGTAGGTGGTCATGGCCTTGTAATAGGCAGGCCACTTTTTGTCCCAGCCTTCGGGCATCAGCACGTTGCGCATCAAGGATGCAGAGTTGACTAGAATCCGCGCCATTTTGTTCTCAAGTTGTGTAAACTCAATAAAGGTTGTTCCGCGCCATTTGTGGCGCTCCCAGCATAACCGTTCAACGTTCCGCTTGAAACCGCGGCCTCCGTTATTGCTTTCAACCTTGGAAAACTCCACACGATTATTGACTTGCATATCTGCGGTTAGCGGTTCGGTTACGAGCATCGGTTCATCTGTGTAAAGCACATCCAACAAATACGCCTGGCCCTGGTAACGACCGGCCACCAGGCTGCAGAGGAAGTCTGCTCCGGTGTCCGCCGTATCCGTATAGGCGAATATCATATCAAAGGCCGTTTTTCCGTTTACCATGGGGATTTCCTTATAGGTCTTGAATTCCGGGTACATCCGGCCTTTGATGGTTTGCGGTTCTTGCTGGTAGTTGGCCATGAAGACTTCATGGCTGGTTACAGCCTTGATAGCTTGATAGCGGTTCCAGCTCAGCAGGCTGGGGCAAAGCATTTCATGGGTTGTTTCATCCAGGCATGCGGGAAGTTTCAGCACATACCATTCCTTGTTGGAATCTTGGGCAATCAGCTTTCCGACCAGGTCACCTTCGGCCCACCGGGTCATGTTGACGATCTGGATGCCGCCCTCTTCCACACGGGAGAGGATGGTATCCGTATACCATTTCCACTGTTCTTCCAGCACCCGGTCATTGGCGGCTTCCATATGGTTCTTGATGGGGTCATCAATGATCAGCACATTACAGCCAACGCCGGTGATGGTTCCGCCGAAGCCGGTTGCCAAGTAGCTGAAAAATTGCCCTTCCAGGCTCCATAGCTGGGCACTGGCATCACCGTACTTGATCTTTGTACTGGGGAACACATCGTGGAAAACTGTGATCCGCGGATCTGCCTTGTCCTGTTCGATGGCATCCCTGACACCCCTGGCAAAGCGGATAGCCAGCGTTTCATTGTAGCTCACGCTGATCACCCGGTTATTGGTACTGCGTCCGAATAGCCACTGCGTAAACATCGTCAGGCTGTAGCTCTTGCCCAGCCGCGGCCCCATGTCAATGATAATCTTCCGGTAAGGTGTGCCATCCGGGCGCAGCAGCTTGCCATCGTAAAGGCTCTGCAGCGTATCCGCCAAGGTCATCAGGTGAGGGCGATCCAGCAGAAAAAACTTCGGCCCCATCAGGCGGCAATACTCCCAAAGGGATTCTCTTGCCTTCAGGTATCGCGGATCTGTGACCCCATCCGCAGGGGTAACCAAATAGGATAAAATGTCGTTTTTTCCGTTTCCCGTGTTTTTCAACCTTGCCGCCTCCTTTCATCTTCGTTTTTACGCGCGTTATACGCACGTAAAAGGCCCCTGGGTAGTGCCGGGGCAGCAATCGGCCCTCCGCATCCATCCCAGGGGCTATTAAGGGGTAAATTTGCCAAAACCAAAAAGAGTGGGGGATGCATAGCAGCGGCCTCTTCGCATCCCCCTAAACCCCTTTATTAAAAAGTCATCTGGCCCCCTACCGCTGCAAAGGTTGTATGGGCCAATAGTTGGGTTTCACTGTTGCTCTTCTTCCGTCCGCAAGCTCAATGGTCGCCCTGCTTCACTCCCGTTCGCATGGCTCTGTTTCGCTTGATTCATCCGCTCCGCCGATCTCTGCCACTGGCAGCGGCGGCAGCTCCTTCACCACACGCGGGGCGGCTCCCCGCGTGGGAGAAAGGAGTGGAAGGAATCCAAACGGGTGATGGCAGGCACCCGGATTGGAGCTGTCATATAGGCAGTCTGCGTCAGGCTCCCTGGGCGGTGGCTTTTTTCTGCGCCGCCTGCGCTGGCAATATCCGCAGCCGATGCATTCGCCGCCGCGCTTGCATGGAAAGGCCATATAGGGCCTCCTTTCCATTTGGGCATGCTTCGCCCTTTTGGTTTGCCTGTCTGCCTCTATTCGCCGTCAGCTGCCGCAGGGGACGCATCACCCTCCGGTGCTTCAGGCTGCTTGTCGTCGTAGATGTTGAAGGGGATTTTGTGTTCCACACCCTGCAGCGTTAAGGTGCCGTAGCCCCTGCGCTGCCGCTTGTTGATGGTGATATCCTTGAGCAGCTGTTGCTGCTGGCCCATCTGGATTCCTAGCACCACATCCATCTCTTCCTGCCGGATGGTGCTGGGCCAGACGCTGTCTTTGCCCAACCAACCCATCACATGGGGCATTTGCTTCAGGGTGTAGTAGATGCTGCTGGTCATCGTGCAGCGGAGAAAGATGTAACCGGGGAACAATATCCGTTCCTGCTTGTTCCAGGCTTTTTCCTTGTGCTCCCATAGATACTCTATCGGGAGCACCACCTGATCCACGCCAGGCACCTTTTCCACCCAGGGCCGCAGGTTCTTTTCCTGCCCGGTCGCCACCCAAAGGGCAAACCAGCTATTTTCCATCCTTGGCCGCCTCCTCTTGGGCCGCTGCCGCAACCATGCTCATCAGCTTATCCAGCATCTCGGTATCCTCTTGCACCAGTTCCCGCAGCCGGGCCATGATGTTTTCCTGCAGCTGGCCGATGGCCTTGTTGCGGGTATCCTTGTACCGGCTCTTGTATACCACGGTGCGCTGCAGCTGCGAGAGCATGTTGCTCACTTTATCCAACGGCACCCTGTCGATCTCCTGATCGGCGGTGGCGATCCGCTGCACCAGCATATCCATCATCATGCTGGTGGCCACTTCACCGCTCTGTATGTCCTGGCCATCCCGAACAGCCTTGACCAGAAGCTCTGTCCGTTCGTGGATCTCCTTCAGCCGATTTGCCGCTTCGCTGTTGCGCATGGCATAACGGCCAATACTGCTTTTGCTGATTTCAAAGCCGCGCTCTGCCAGCTTGTCCGATATATCCTGGTAGGTATAGCGTACATCCGCCAGCATGTCATCCAGGAGCTTGCGCTCCACATCCGGCAAATCATCTACCAGGGAGCGGATGCGGTTCCGGCTGCGCTCACGCTCTTTCGGCATCGCCAAAGATAATGCCGGGGTCTTCCGTGGTACCTTCTACCACGTCCTGGCCGTTGCAAGTCAGCAGGATGTATGCTGCCTTGATGGGGCGCAGCTCCGGGGTGTCCTCCCGTTGGTCAATCTTGATATAGCCCTTGCTTTCAAGGTAGGCGATCTGTTCGGGCACCTCTGCGGCCAGCTCAGGCTTGCTGCCAAGTGCGGATACAATCCAGCCCACTTTTATGGCCGTTTGCATGCCCCGGTTCTGATCCAGCATCATAAGGATCGCGCCGCGGGCCTCTTTCCTCCGGGCCACCATCATCTCGTTGATAGGCTTAGGCATTGCTCTTCCCTCCCCTTAAAAGTTCCATCAGCAGGTCTTGTATCTTTTCCAGACGGTTGTTGGTATCGGTGGACATTCGAATCATGTCCTCCCTATAGGCATATACCGTTGGCATATCCTTGATCATCTGGTTATGACGTACTTCCTGGTCGTCAATCCGCTTTTCCAGCCGTTGCTCCTGGTCATCAATCCGCTTTTCCAGCCGTTGTGCACGGTCGTCGAAGTTCTTGGTGATAGTCGCAAGGCTGCTCTCGAAGGTGGCAATCGTGCGCTTGATAAAATAGGCCAATGCACCCAACATAGCAGCAAAAACAGTGGTAACGACCCAAAATGTCCAGTCCATGCCATCCTCCATAAAAAAGAAAATGCCCGCAGAACCATCTACGGGCATTGTACCAACCTTTGGAAAAGGAAACTACGCGAAGCATTTCACAAGATTTTTCA